CGATGGCCATCACGGCGGACATGACCACCATTACTGGTGACCAGACGTCGTACACTGCGGACCAGACGGTGGTGGATTGGACTCCTCGGGCTATCAACGAAGTCACCTACGATCAGGGCGAGACCGTCGAGAGGCTGGCTGGGAACACGTTCACGCTCCTTCCGGGCAAGTACAAGATCAAGGCCACCTTCGTCTTCCATCACACGCTGAACACGCGGTTGGCGCTGTGGAACGGCACGGATCAGACCACCGAGGCTTGGTCCATCAACGGTCACTTTGCCGGCAACGTCATGGGTGTCATCACGCTCGACGCACTGGTGACGCCAAAGAAGGAAACCAGCTACCAGATCCGGTATCAGGTGCAGCGTGAGCAGGCTACCGATGGCTTGGGCATCGCCACGGACTTTGCTGGTGTGCCGGAGCAGTACGGTGCGCTGGAGATCACGCGCATCAACATGCTCAAGCCGTAGTTTTCTGTAGATTTGTGTTGTGCAGCGGTGGCTGGGTGGTATCTACTCACCCGTGACAGCTAAACCGCGCAGGCCGGTCGCGCTCAAGACCGTGCAGATCGACGCCAACCTCCACCGCAAGCTCGTGGCCTTTGCCCGGGAAGGCGGCTTCAAGGTCAAGGCGTTGGTCGAGAAGGCAGTGCAACAAACCTACATACTACGATGAGCAACCTACCCGCAGTAACCACACAGAACACCGTCCACACCTACGACAAGGTGGCAGACCCGATGGCAGCCGCTACCCAGTTGGGTGAGTGGATCTGTCGCTCTGGCATGTTCGGAGCAGACCGTCCCGAGCAGGGCAACCTCCTCGCCCTCCAATGCATCGTGGAGCGCAAGCCACCGCTGGAACTCGCCAAGCACTACCACGTCATCCAAGGCCGCTTGAGCCTCCGTGCAGACGCTATGCTGGCGCTCTATCGCGAGCGCGGAGGCAAGGTTGTCTGGAAGCAGTTCGACGCTGCTGGGGCTCGTGCCCAATGGATCTACGACGGCAACGACATCGAGTTGGCTTACACCGCTGACGACGCCAAGGCTGCCGGGTTCCTACCTGCGCGTGGTGGCTCTGGCTGGGCCAAGTTCCCGGCGGAGATGATGCGTGCGCGGCTGATCTCCAAGGCGGTGCGCATGCTCTGCCCGGAGGTCGTAACCGGCACCTATACCCCGGAGGAGATTGCCGACTTCGCGCAGCCTTCCGCGGTGCAGGTCCTCGCTACTCAACCGCAGGCCAAGGCTGTGGACGTCGAGGTGGTGCCTACCGCGGTCACGGCTGATGAGCCTAAGCTGACGTTGCAGGCACAGGTGGTCGAGCTGCTGGCCAAGGCTGACCTGCTGGCTGCTGGCCGGGAGTTCCTCATCGCCAAGTCGTGGATCACCGCTGCCGAGACCATCAAGGATCTGTCCGAGTCCCGGGCGGCTAAGATCCTCGCCAAGCCGGAGGCGTTCACGCTGGCGGTCTCAGCCCACAAGACCACGGAGGCCGCATGACCTTTCAAGCACGTCCTTCTGCTCTACCGGCGCTGGCGAAGTCGCCCCGGTACGAACCCGGTCCTCCTACGGCTGCGACCGAGGCTGGCACCGACCGGCATCTGGCTCTGTCCGAGATGTTCCTAGGCAAGACCGCACTGGTCTCGATGCTTCCCGACGTGGAGCGCGAGGCTGTAGAGTGGGCCTATGCCTATGTCCATGCGAGGATCATCATGGGCTCACAGATTCAGTCCGAGCTGCCAGTGGACATCCTGCGTGACGGCAAGGTGGTCCTCCAAGGCACTGCGGACGTCGTGGTTGGCAATCAGCTATTCGACCTCAAGTGGGTCGAGCGCAACTACGCAGAGCAGATGGCAGCCTATGCGCTAGGGTTAATTCAGGCGCATGGGTTCGGAGAAATTGTGGTCCACCTAATGTTCGGTGAAAAGCGCATTGCCAGCCGTTACACCATCACCCGGGAGCAGGCCGAGGCTATCGTCTACCCGATCCTCGACGCCGTAAACGATCCGACCACCAAGTGCCGGATCTCGGACTACTGCGGGTGGTGTAAGCACTCGACCTACTGCAAGGTGCGTCTAGCCGAGATCAACAAGGTGGCTGACGGCTACGAGATGGTTCAGGTGGACGATCTGTCGGTGGCATCACCTGAGTCGCTGGCCAAGGCCCTTAACCTTGCCACGGTAGCTGCCAAGTGGGCCGAGGAGGTGAAGGAATACTGCACGCTGGCCGTGAAGGAAGGCGTGGACATCCCGGGCTACAGCCTCAAGAGCAGGGCCGGTAGTCGCGAGATAGCACCGGAGCAGATCAACGAGGCGTTCGGGCGGTCCGGGCTGTCCTCTGAGGCGTTCATCGGTGCCTGCAAGCTGTCGATACCCAAGCTCATCGAGGCAATGCAGGCGCAGGGTCTGACCCGGAAGGACGCCGAGAACCGCATCGACGAGCGTCTGGCTGGCCTTATACGGCATCGTCCTGCGTCCACCTACCTAGCCAAGGATCGCGCTTGAAAGCGCTCTGGGAGGTCTTCGATCCCGGCGCTTCTGAACTAAGAAACTACATAGAGACTGTAAATTGTGTCATGAAAACGCTCGTAGCGGTCGATCCCGGTGCCTCTGGGGGCCTTGCTATCCGTGACTGTGGCGGATCCATCTGGCTGCAGCCTATGCCGGACAGCTTGCCTGCACTAGTCGGACTGCTGCGGACCTACAAGACTGCGGACGCGGAACTCTGGATCGAGGAGGTCCCTAAGTTCACTGGGAAGAACATACCCAGCAGCACCACGGCGGTCCTGTTCCAAAACGTCGGCAGGGTAGAAGGCGCAGCAGTGGCTCTTGGCTACTCCCTGCACCGGGTGCCCCCCAAGATCTGGCAGGAGCCGCTTGGGTTGGGTGGCCGAAAGTCAGTCGATACGCAGGCCCAGTGGAAGCGCAAGCTACGCGGGAAAGCAGAGGAGCTGTACCCGAGTCTTGACATCACGCTGTCAACGGCTGATGCAGTTCTTGTCCTCCATTACGTTCTAGGTGGGGGACGGTAGGTAGACGGTTGGTTGCATAGGTGGGACGCGCATACCTGACCACGCGTACACTTTAGCGTATCGTGTGATACGTGACCCCGGCATGGTTCTTTACCCCTCCTAGGTGGACCTAAAGCAGTCTACGGGCTGGTGCCGGGGTGTTTCTTTACCCTACAGTGAGGCGTGGACGCTGCCTCTCGGATCACTGAACTGACCGCCATGGTCACGGCTATGAGCAACGAGAACGAGCGTCTCAAGGACACGATCGGATTCCTGCTGGATAAACTCGATGAAAACGAAGAACGACTTCTGGGAGTGCAAGACAAAACCAAGCACCGTGGTGGACGTGTGGGGCGAGGCGGAGCTAAGGGTGGGCGAGATGAAGGAGCGGGCCACGGTCTACGAGCGAAACGGAAAGCTCTACATCCGCAGGACGGCTGAGTTCCAAGCGAAGTTCCGCAAGGTGCCGCAGTCCTGACACGCACGACAGGCCCGTAAACACTAGTCAGAACTGTGCTGAAAGATTTCTGTATTTTTCTGTAGACGGCATGAGAGACCTGTGGTTTCATGTTCCCCGTAGCAAGTAACCAACAACAAGAACATGACCTTCAGCATCACCAACGATCTCAACCAGATTCTAGATCATTGCAAGTCGTTCAAGCCATCTCCGGCAGGCAGCTTCCCTCGGTACATGGTCAGAATAGACGATCTGTCACTGCCTGCCGGAAACATCCGAGGACTCAGAAAGCATCTCGATGCGATCGTGATAGGGTGCAAGTGCAGGGTTTACCGGAATCTGGGAGGTGGAGTCACAGTAGACTTTGACAACCTAGACTAAAAATTCACCACGGGGGCCGCGCATCCCACACGCGGACTTAGTTTAACCAGTAACCTCTTAACCAGTAACTCGTATGTATCTTACCAAGTATCTCGTCCTGCTCGCTCTCGTCGCAACCAACGCTCTCGCACTAGACGCCAACCGCATCGCTGACGCCATCTACCGTGTTGAGGGTGGTGCTAGGGCCAAAGCTCCCTACGGCATCCTGTCGGTCAAAGTCAAAGACGCCACAGAGGCTCGCAAGGTCTGCTTGAACACCATCCGCAACAACCACCGTCGCTGGCAGGCCGCTGGCAAACCCGGCAAGTTCCTCGACTTCCTCGCTGACCGCTACTGCCCCAAGTCGGCGGATCCCGTTGGCAACCGCAACTGGAAGAAAAACGTCAAGGCTATCAGCGGCCTCGACTTCTGAGGGGTGGACATCACCTACAAACTTTGCAGCGCAACACAACACAGACACCATGAGACAGCGCCCACCATCAATGCAGATCACGGACTCCCTTCCTGCGGAGCCGATGATTAGCCCCGAATACATGAACGCGAAGTACAAGGCTTGGCTTCAACGTCGCGGACTGACCGATCCAGCCTTTGCTGAGGAACTCAAAGCCTTCGAGCACCGAAGCAAGCTGTCGTTCAGGCGCAACAAGAACACACGGGGGAAGACGCCATGAACCAGAACCTGAAGATGGCCCTGATACTCTGGGGAGTAGTGGCCCTGATGACACTGGGATACGTACTCGGGAGGATCGGAGCATGACACCACGTACAGACAACCACACCTTCCGGCTGCTGGGCAGAGAGCTTCCGATGCCGTCATTGATCGCCGAGGCACGCCGGATGGAGCAGGAGTTGGCCGAGTTGCGTAACCCGGTTAACTACAGGCCCAGCAAGATCGGAAGGCCAAGCATCCCGCAGTACATAGCAGACCAGATCAAGGCGCTGCCTGCTGAGGTATCTGCCGCCGAGGCGTCACTAAAGCTGGGAGTCTCACAGACAACCATCAACCGCTACAGGAGGGGAACCAGATGATGGAGAGACGCGCTCAATCAACACTGTACCTTCACGAGTTCAAGACCGCTGATGGCAAGTGGGTGATTGAAACTGACCGTGCCGCACACATAGAAGACGAGGTGAGGAGACTTGATAAGGAATCGAAGTCTTTTAACGAACAGATATGTAAATACCACGGCAAACTATCAATGCTCGGAAGAGAGCTTGGGAAGATGAAGAAAGAAAACAAGAAGCTGAAGTTGATGCTTACAAAGGAATCCAAATGAGCGAACGAGTAACCGTCAGAGAGTATCAGACACGCCCGGGAGTCTGGGTGGTGGACGCGGACTTCGCGCACCGACTAGCCGACGAACTGGAGAAGGCCAAGGAACGCATCGAGGAGTTGGAGGCGCTGCTCACGGGAGAACGTTGGACTGATCCAAAGGAGACACAGCCAGAGCACGCCGCAGATGCCAAGGCGCTGGCAGAGGTGATCCGAATCGTGGAGGCTAAGCCGTGAGCGACCATATTGTTGAGCCCACCAAATTGGTCTGCCCTCACTGCGGCCTGCCTGCGGATCGCAACCAGAACGGGATCCAAGGCTATCGGTGCGGTTCCAGTTACTGCGAGACCTTCAAGCCTCAGTGGGCTAGGAGCATGACTTGCTTGGAACTAGAGAATCGTGAACTCAAAGATACGATTGAGCTTCTGAGGGACCTGTTATTTGAAAGGGGAGAAAAGCTAATCCAACATTGGAAAGCATCCAAGGAGGCCAAGCCATGAAACAAACACTGACCAGTTTTTGTTACATGAACATCCGAGGATTACTCGTCAGTTGCGTTGCCTTCTCTGCTTCGGCCCAGATCGCGCTGGAGAACCTGCCACTGCGTCTGGAAGCACCGCACACCGCGGAGGACTATCAGTGGTCTCTGGGTGGCCATCCAATCCCGGGCGCTACTAACCGCGTCCTTGAGATCCCAGCGGCACAGGAGGCTGATGCCGGAACGTATCGTGTGGAGAGCACCAGCGGTCACTCTGCGCTCTACAAGGTGCGTTGGCAGCGAGTCATCCGGATCTTTGTGAACAACACCGAGGTGCGCGGGGACACCGTGGACATCCGTGGACCTAGCCAGATCCGTCTGGTCTGCTCGCTGGGCAACCTGCCGGTGCGCTACACGCTAGATGGCAAGGAACCCACAGCCCTGTCTGCGCTCTACAAGACGCCGGTGCTCGTCACCAATGCCTGCATGCTGCGTGCTGCGGTGGTGATACCGGAGGGAGACGCCGTGAAGTTGCGGAGGGTGCCGTGACCGAGCTGGACATTGAGATCCAGTACCGACTGCAGGAGCGGCTTGGCATCCTATGCGGTGCTGATGAACCGACTCCATTAGCAATCAAGATAGCCTTAGAAGAAATCGAACAATACAAGAAGAACCATGCAAGCAACCCTGAAGTTCAACCTGCCAGATGAGGATGCGTTCCATTACGACGCCATCCACGCCACCGAGTACAGGATGGCACTGGATGAGATTCGAGAGATGCTGCGTTGCAAGGTAAAGTACGGCCACAACTACGAGAACACGGAGCAGGCCCTGATGGAGGTCTATGCGATGGTCTGCGCCACTATTCAAGAATGCTACGGTTTCCCTGAATAAGCTTGGAAATTGCTTGTCAATCTTGAATAAGACTGCTCGTGAACATCAGCAAGGCCCGCAAACGGGTGATGGCCATAGGCTGTTCCCATGGGTCCAGAGCCAATCCTAAGGCGCTGGAGGCGGTGCTACGCTTCAGGGAACGCTTCAAACCAAACGAGGTTATCCATCTTGGAGACGCATACGATCTGGCGGCACTCCGAGCAGGCTCACTGGGCAACCCCAACCAAGCCGATGCAGCCGATGACTACCTCGACGACATCGGTGAAGGCGCAAAGTTCCTCAACCAGCTCAAGCCGACGGTGTTCACGATCGGGAACCACGACGAGCGTGCTCGACAATACCTCAACCACCACAACGCGGTCATCCGTGGCTTCGCTGAGGCGGTCTGGGAGAAGATGATGGCACCGATCGAGAAACATTGTCGGGTCAAGATCCTGAAGTATGGAGTCCTGCCAGATTGTTGGTTCAGCCTCGGAGGCTACAAGTGGGGTCACGGTATCCTCTACGGAGAGAACTACCTCAGAGACTCCGCCGAGACCTTCGGGAATGTTGTCGTGGCTCATGCCCACCGGGCTGGTATCGCTTACGGTCGCAGGAGTGACAATCCGGTCGCGCTGTCCCCCGGAACGTTGGCCGATCTTCCTGCCATGGAGTACGCTCATCGCCGCCGCTCAACCTTGGCGTGGAGCCATGGCATCGTCTTCGGAGAGTACTCGGACAGCAGCGCCCAGCTCTACCTTCACCAGTGGCCACAGAACGAGCAGCAATGGACTCTGCCAAACTTCTAAAGAGCCTGAAGGAGGCTATCGCGTGTCAGCCGGAGGTTGTACCGAGCGGGTGGAAAACCATGTCGCAACTGGCTACAGAGTGGGGAATCAGTATAGCTCACGCGATCAGGTTAATCCGCAAAGGCATCGACATGGGAACGGTTGAACAGAGGAAGTTCAGGATTCAGAATGGAAGGAGAGGCGTATACCCAACATGGCATTACACAGCAAAAAGCGAGGAAACGAAGTCCAAGGAGACCCGAAGCTCTCGGACGCGGAAGTGAAGGAGCTTCTGGTCATGGCCCCTAGACTGGTCGAGAGGGCTATCCTCAAGGGCTGGATCCAACCGCCCCGGTACAGGCTTACAGACGCCCAGATTGACAACCTGATGCGCCGCTAGTATCCCCAGCACTGTCCCTTGCGTGAGGGACCGGGAGTAGCGTCCCGAAACAACGAATGAACAACCCAGAACCATCAACCCAGCCAATCCCGGCAGGCTTCAAGGAGCATCTTCTGCTTCTTCGTTGTGCCTACGCTACCCGGGGTTGGTTGGGTTGGTGCTTTTGTTTCATACCATGAGCGAGAAGAAGAGATCCCCAGCGTTCCAATTCTATGCGGATGACTTTCTGGCCGGGACGCTGGAAATGAGTCAGTCAGACGTCGGAGCTTTTATCCGATTGCTATGCCATCAGTGGAGCCGCGGTTCAATTCCGGTTGAAACCGAAAAGCAACAGCGGTTGGCTGGCGGTTCAGTCTCGGTTGATGTGCTGGCTAAGTTCCAGTTGTGCGATGACGGTCTCTTGAGGAACTCAAGGCTTGAGGCTGAAAGAGAGAAGCAACAGGAGTACCGAAACAAACAACGCGAAAAGGGCCTAAAATCAGCACTTGCAAGATCAGCGGTCAACCACGGTTCAGCCGCGGTTGGAACTACGGTTGAACCGAGCCACCAACCGGATGGTCAACCGCATGGTCAACCGGAACTCAACTCTCCGTCTCCGTCTCCTATTATAAATAATACACCAAGTATATCGCCATGGGTGGTTGCCTTCGGAGTGGAGTTGCCGGAGAGCCTTCGTACCGAGAACTGCCTCGAGGCTGTGAAGCTATGGCTGAAGTACAAGTCGGAGCGTCGCGAGGGTTACAAGCAGACCGGACTCAAGGCGGCACTGACGAAGTGGTCCAGAGAGTTCACAGCGGCTACGTTCCCGTCCGCGGTTGACCACTCCATGGCGAGCGGATGGTCTGGAATCTTTCCGCCCAAGGAGTCGTACCAACCCCAGCCACAACGCCACGCTCCTGACACCAGCAAGTACACGGCGGAGCAGATCGCTCTCATGGAGGCCATGGGATGAACTCGGACGCCTACTTTGCGCCCAAGGATGAACTTGGAATCCTTGGGGCATGTCTCTCCGGAGACACGGACGTGGCCTCCGAGGTGGTCTCCTTGGTTCAGCCGGAGATGCTGGTCAACGAGGACGTCAGGTTCACGCTGGAGCTTATAGCCGGACTGGTGCGCCAGAACCAACCGGCGTCCATGGAGAGGCTCACCAAGGAATGGAACAAAGCTCACGGTTCGCTGGAGATCCCGATGGCCACTTGGGCAGAGGCCATGTCCTCGTGTCCCTCCAGCAGCATGGTCAGCTACTTCGCGGACGGCATACGCGAGGCTCACCTACGTCGTAAGCTGAGAGAGCTTGGTTCCAAGATCATCGAAGGCTCCGGGAACTCAGCCGTGAGCATCGACGAGGTGCTCAAGCAGGTGGAATCCGGCATGGTTCTAGACTCGGCACCACAGACCGACTCCTGCAGTGCAAAGGATGCCATCGTCAGCTTCATCGAGGCCACACAGGAGCGTTGGAAGCGCAATGGCGAACTGAGCGGCGTGCCGACTGGCATCCCAAAGCTCGACTCCATGCTCGATGGCCTGCAATACCGCGAGCTTACCCTAGTCGCCGCACGTCCCAGCATCGGCAAGACAGCCATGGGAACCTCCATCGTGGCCAACGCTACGGTGCTGCACAAAGTCCCGACCCTGTTCGTCTCCTGCGAGATGTCCACCAATGCCATCACCAGACGCCTCGTCTCCTGCGTCTCTGGCGTACCCATGCAGTCGATCAAGACGGGTCAGCTCAAGGACAACGACATGGCCCGGATCCAAGCGGCCAACATCAAGATCAAGAACTCCCCGATCCACTTCCTAGACCTATCCGCTGGGGCTAAGATCGGCACGGTAACCTCAGCCATTCGACGAGCTGTCCGGAAGCATGGCATCAAGCTGGTCATCGTGGACTACCTGCAGAAGATCGGAGCCAGCGGACGCTACGAGAAACGAACCTACGAGGTGGCCGAGGTATCCGGAACGCTGAAGGCTTGTGCAGCTTCAACTGGAGTGGCTATGCTGGCCCTCGCACAGCTCAACCGTGAATCCGAGAAGGAGAAGGGACGTAAGCCGAGACTCAGTGACCTAGCAGACTCCGGACAGATCGAACGAGACGCAGACACAGTCCTCCTGCTAGACCGCAACCGAGTAGAACCAAGAGGTGAAGCCACTATCTCAATCGCAAAGCAACGAGACGGCGAATGTGGACTGGTGACCTGCCACTACGAAGGTGCCTATTGTAGATTTGAACCTGCGCTGTTGCAGGATTCGTAAACAACACAACATAACATAACATGATTAGATGCAACATTAACGTCAGCAAGGTGGATAAGCAGTATCTGTATGAAGGTAAGACCGGTAAGTTCCTCGAAGTAACTCTTCTGGAATCCAAGAGCGGACCGGATAAGTACGGCAATGACGGCTTCGTGGTCCAAGGCGTCTCCAAGGAAGCCCGTGACCGCGGTGAACGTGGACCCATCATCGGGAGCTGGAAGCACTCGACCAAGGCTCCCCGTCCTGCAGCTACCCACACCCCGGTAGACGACAACCTGTTCTAAGACCCTACAAGCCCCTAGGAGATGAGTTGCGCTATGGTGACCCTCATCAGAGATCAAAACGCCTCCTAGGGGCATCCTAGCCCCAAGAAACAGCATCGCATGGAAGACCTAGAGTACGCACTGCGCATGATACCGCCCTCCTACAGGGACTGGGTGGTCCGTAGCGTCAGAGCAGGTACCGCCTCACCGGAGCAGGTAGCCGCTAGGTTCTCCATGTCCGAGTCTGACCCGGCTTATCAGCCGATGATCCGAGGATTCGACAGGATCAAGATAGTACCAGAAGCCTATCTGTATCGAATGATTGAAAAGGTGATGAACTAAGTATAACTATACTCTAAGTATATATGTCTAATAAGATCAAATCAGTGGATATCATCGAGAAACCACCGTCGGTACATGTCACCTGCTACGCTTATGGTGATATGCACTCTGCGGTATTAACCTCTTGGATAGATCTGGCTAACTACTTTGCACAACGTACTCGCTACGCTGCTTTGCGTACTATACGTGAGGATGCGCTGATTAGCAGATCACGTTGTAGAGCCACTAAGTTCTTCTTGGATGATGATAAGGACGTATGGATCCAATTGGACCATGACATCCAGTTCTCCACAGCGGACCTGATGATCATGGCGGACCTAGCGCACAAGCACCAAGCTGCGGTGTGCATGCCATACTCGTGCCGAGCACTACCTCCCCGGCCAGCCTATCGCCCTAAACCAGAGGCTACTCCATTGGAGGATGAGCCCAGCCTCACACCCATCCTGTTCTTCGCGAGTGGTGCCGTAGCCATACCCCGTAAGGCCCTAGAGCAGTCCCTAGAGATCCTAGCCACCGATGCCGTGCCGCATCCCTATCGCATAGACTGGGCTAACGATGAGATGTCCGGCATGTTCCCCACACTCTGGCTGCCGTTCCTGCTAAAGTGCGACAAGGGCAAGGACTACCTCTCCGAAGACTACGCAGCCTCTGCCCGCCTAATGCTCGCTGGGGTCAAGCAGTACATGTATACCCCGATCGAGAAGCTCAGACACTGGGGCGACTTCAACTTCACGCTCTGACCTATGAACGAGAACACCATGAGGTTGGCGGAGAAGGCGCACCAACTGCGAGCCGCTGGGAACATCTATCGCAAGGTCGGAGAAGCACTAGGCGTCACAGCGTCACGCGCGATGCAGCTCGATCAGATGTATAAGCACCTTCAAAAGATGGAGGATTGGCAACGTGGACTCAGCTACAGGACATTAAGCATCCTTCACGACTTAGAAGCCAAAACGAAAGAACAAGTCACGCAACAGTACCTGAAGTGGAATCAGGAGAAGCCAAGCCGCTGGCCCAGATGCTACTCTTGGGTAAGGCATAAGGAACTCGCACGGTGCCTAGGCATGCCAGAGCCTATACAGCCCACCCCAAAGCGTAGAACATGCCCCCACTGCGGTAAGGAGATCTAGGAATGGGTAAGCCCACCAAGGCGGTCTCACAGAACACCCTAGCCAAGCTGGCCAACACGGACCGGAACATGGTTTCTTGGGCCCTGCGTGACGATCCACGCTGTCCGAAGGCTCTGGCGGATAAGATCAAGGCCCTAGCCGAGGAGCACGACTACAAGGTCACCAATCACCCGGGACAGCATCACAACTCCAAGCTCACCCAAGAGATCGCAGATACAGTCGTGGAAGGTGTCCTGACCAACAAGTCACTTGCCAAGATCTCGAACGAGACCGGCCTATGCCAAGGCACCGCGTTCAAGCTCGTGCGAGGCGTAAAGGTGCCACAGGACTACCCGGACAACGAAGAGGCTTGGCGGTCAGATGTCACAGGGTTCCTTGAGGTGGCTATCTGGAAGGGGACCAGAAGACTAGCGGATACGGCGATCGAGGAGATTGATAGTAGGACACTTCCCATATCGCTGGCTGTGGCTATTGATAAGTTAAACACATTAAAGGGCCAACCCACCAGTATACACGCTTCTTTATCGTTAACGGCGAGTCACAGGGACCTGATGAAGGAGCTGGGCACCAAGGGGCAACAAGACGTTGTCGAGGTCGAGACCAACGCTGAGGTGCTTCCCGAAGGCTCCTGACAGCCGCTCACAATAGGTATTATATTTAGTTGAGAGGATCTGATGCCAAGCATTAGCCAGTATCATCGTGAAGAATCCGAGTCGGTCATACCGGATGCGTCAGGCATAGGGGGGGAGGGGGTCGAGCATTCCGGGGGGCCGACAAAGGCGACGCATTCCCCAATCGGAAAAAACTTTGCAAACCGCCCTGCCCGGAAGTGCCTGACCTGCTCCAAGTCGTTCATACCGGACAAGGAGACCAACCGCTTCTGCCGGGAGAAGTGCAACATCGCGTGGTGGAACGAGCAGCCGCAGCATCCGGTGATCCCGAAGGTCCGTGCGGATCACCCCCGAGCCTTGGAGTTGCGTGACCAGCGGACGCAGCTGTGCCTGCTGGAGAAGGCTGATCCCTTCACCTACGGCTTCGTCCCGGACCACTGGGAGATGGCCAACCGGGTCTGGGCTGAGTGTTCGGAGTTGCTGATCTCTGGTGGCAACCGGGCGGGGAAGACCCTGTGGGCAGCTAGGCGGGTGGTGGAGACGCTGCTCTCGAAGGAGAACTGCAACGTGCTCTGCTGCCATACGAGCAACGCCACGAGCGTCACGGTGCAGCAGCCTGCGATCTACAACTATCTGCCGGTGAGTCTGCGAGCTACGAAGAAGGGGAAGATCCACTACCTGAACTACAGCCGGAAGAACGGCTTCACCGACGGGTCCTTCATTCTGCCTAACGGCTCCCGCTGTGACTTCCTGAACTACACGCAGTCGGAGAACACGATTGAGGGTCGGGAGGCGGACCTGATCTGGTGCGACGAGCTGGTGCCGCAGAGCTGGGTAGACACGCTGAGGTACCGGTTGGTTACACGTAGGGGTAAGCTCTTGGTGACCCAGACTCCGCTAGAGGGTGTGGCGAGCGTGTACAAGGAGTTCACTGGTGGGGCTGCAATTACTGAGTGGCACAAGGGGCAGATGCTGTCCGGGAAGCAGGGATTGCCCACTTGGCCAGTAGGGAAGGCACCTAGGGTGATGCGGCTGGAGAAGCAGAATCGGAGCACGGTGTTCTTCTACTCCGAGGACAACCCGTACAACCCGTGGGACGAGATGAAATCCAAGCTGGTTGGTGCGCCGATGGGACAGATCCTGACGCGTGCCTATGGCTGGGCGAGTGACAACATCGGAAAGGCCTTTGCTAGGTTCAGGCCGGAGACGCACTGCATCCCTAGAAGCAAGATTCCTGATGGTGGGACCTTGTACATGGTCTGCGACCCGGCTGGCAGCCGTAATTGGTACTGCCTGTGGCTATTGGTCTACGAGGATGGCCGGAAGGTGGTGGCGCGTGAGTTCCCGGACTTCACCGGGTACGGAGAGTGGGCGCTGCCGAGTGAGAAGGCCGATGGGAAGCCGGGGCCAGCGCAGACGTTGGAGGCGGGTCGGAGCGTGGTGGAGTACCGTCAGTTGTTTCGGGCCATCGAGGAGGAGATTGGTCGTGGTGAGCCGGTGATGCGGCTGATCGACCCCAGGGCAGGTGGAAGTCCGGCACTGAGCGAACAGGGTGGCACGACGCTGATTGACCTGCTGGCCGAGCCTAGCGATCAGGACGATGGCATGGCGTTCATTCCAGCTCCGGGTGTGCCTGTGGATCAGCGGACGGCTGCCATCAACTCGGACCTGAGCTACGACGCTACAAAGCCAATGACTTCGCTGAACGAGCCGAGGCTGTATGTGGTGGATGACCTGCACAACCTGATCTGGTGCATGAGCGAGCATACGGGGCGGGATGGGCAGAAGGGTGCATCGAAGGATCCCATCGACTGCTTGGGCATGCTTTTGATCTCAAAGATCGAGCATGTGGGTGCTGGTGGGCTGGATAGCTACGGCGGAGGGGGGTATTAGCATTGCTTTTTCAGTGCAAACAGACCAAAGGGCTTCGGATGAATTACGCGACGAGCTATAAGACCAGTGGTGATGCAATGGCGCACGTGGGTGACGCGCCTGACGTGGGTGCGCTGAACGAGGAGCTGCGTCGTGCGGCCACAGACTATGGTCTTGGGACTCGGGTTGGTCAGGCTGAGAACACCCGGTACTGCCGCTGGGACGGTCAAAGCGGTGACGGAAAGAAGTGGAATGATAACCAGCCGAACGGGAAGATGGCGTTCCCTTGGGACGGTGCGTCCGATACGCGGATCCCGCTGGCTGACGAGGTGGTCAATGGGCTGGTTGACGTGTGCTCCACAGCCTTCTGGCGTTCGATGCTGCGTGTGGCCCCGACGAACGTGAGGAATCTGGACACTGCGGTGACGGCGCATTCACTCATGGACTGGGTGATGAACCAGAAGCTCTACACGGACATGACCCGTGAGGTGGAGCTGCTGAGTCAGTACCTGTGGACCTATGGTTGGGCCGGGTGCCATGTGAGTTGGCAGCAGGAGATCGGGCAAAAGGAGCAGTACGTCACGGTCGAGCAGCTCATGCAGATCGCGGCTCAGAGCCCTCAAGGAAGCGTGCTGGCGGACCTGCCGAATCTTCTAGCGAATCCGGATGCCACCGATCAGTTGGCCGAGCTGCTCATGGCGGCTTTCCCGAATCTCAAGAAGCGCAAGGCTCTGGAGTGCGTGAAGGATCTGCGTGAGGAAGGTGAGTGCGAGATCTACGTGCCGACGATGGTGAAGAACTCTCCGAGTGTTGCGGCGTTGGCTCCCTACGATGAGCTGGCGTTCCCTCCGGAGACGACCGACATCCAGAGTGCGCGTGTTGTTTTCAGGCGTTGCTACATGACCGAGATCGAGGTGATGCAGCATGTCGAGACCGACGACTGGGATGAGGAGTGGGCCAAGCAGGCGATTGCCACTAGGGGACGGTTCAGCAACTTCAGCGACTACACCTATACGATTGGGCTGACCAACAACGCGGTGCTGGACCGTGAGAACCTGATCGAGGTCGTCTATGCGTATCAAAAGGCTCTGGATGAAGACGGTGTCCCGGGCGTTTACTGCACAGTATTCTGTCCACAAGTGGGCAATTCTTGGGGCAAGTTCGAGCTGATCGACTACGAGCACGGCCAGTACCCGTTCATCGTGTGGCGTTCTGAGGTGATCCACCGAAAGATCGTCGAGAGCCGTGGCGTGCCGGAGATCTGCAGCACTTGGCAGAACGAGATCAAGGCCCAGCGCGACTCGATCTTCGACTACACGTCGCTGAACACGATTCCGCCGATACAAGTTCCTAAGACGAGGGGCGGAAACCTGCGCCTAGGGCCTGCGGTGCAGATTCCGGTGCTGCGTCCGGGTGAAATCTCGTTCATGCAGCCGCCAGCCCGGGAGCCGTCGGTGGCGTTTAACCTCATCGCAGCCATCGAGACGCAGGTGGACCGTTACTTTGGCCGTCCCACCGAGAAGGTGCCTCCTGCGCTCACCCAGATGCGGCAGCAGAGGCTCGTGAACAACTGGCTGCACGGCTGGACCGAGGCGTTCCGGCAGGTCCTGAGCCTCACGCTGCAGTACACTGGACCCGAAGAGGTGGCTCGGATCACCGGAAGCAACGTTCCTCTCAGCACCAACGTTCAGGAGTTCGATGTCAGCCTCAAGTTCGACGTGCGCGAGCTGCAGACCGACCTCGTGACCGAGAAACTCAAGGCGCTTTCGAGCCTCGTGCTGCCTCTGGACAGCGTTGGCGTGGTGGATCGCACCAAGCTCGTGGGTCTGGCGCTGCGTGCGATTGATCCGACGCTTGCGAATGAGCTTATCATGCAGGCCGGACCTGCGAGTCAGAAGATGTTCGACGAAACCAACGACGAACTCGGCCTGATGAGCCTTGGAAATCCGCCCAAGCTGCGTGAGAACGATCCTACAGCTCAAGCAAGGCTTAATTTTGCCCAGCAGATCCTGCAGGCGAACCCGAAATATCAGCAGCAGGTTCAGTCTGATCCGTTGTTCCAAGCGAATTTGCAGAAATATGTGGAGAACCTGCAATTCAGCGTGCAACAGCAGCAAAACGCAGTCACTGGCCGTCTTGGCGTGCAACCCGGATCGACTCCTCAATGAGAATGACTGACGAACAGCTCAAGATGGCGCTGGGTGGCGTGGGTGAGCATGAGCCGGTGCTGCGTGCATTGCGGCAGGTGCTCAGTGAATTGATTGCTGACGAGGTCTCCGCAGCAATTAATTCGGCATTGACTCCAGAGGCTAGGGCGTACAACTGCGGACGGGCGGCTGCTCTATCGGATGCACGCTCGTTCCTCGTGGAGATGGGTCTGAAGCTGGAAGCTCCCCAAGAATAATTGGTTGACGTTAGCGGTAACGTAGTCCATGAGGGCTTCAGCTTTCTGGGTTTAGCGTTAAACCCTGTCGTAGTATGCCCGACTTGCAGGGCCTAAAAAGCATGGAAGCAACACAAACCGGGGAAGCGACACCCTCCCAAAACACGGCACAACCGCTCAACCCGCTCCCGCTCGACACGGTGGCGTTGGCGAAACTGTTGGAGACTCGGTTCTCCGAGACTCCGAAAGCTGTCGAGGAACCGGAACCAGCCGCTGCGAGTGCAGATGAGCCGGTTGCCGAGGAGTCAGCGTCCGAGACTGCTGAGACCGGGGAGGCGACACCCGTGGAGGATCCCGCTGAGGAAGAAGAGACTTCTCAGCAGACTGAAGACGCTACCGAGGACGAACCGGCTGGAGTTCAGCGTCGCATCAACAAGCTCGTTGCTCAGAAGAAGGAGGCCGCAGCAAAAGCGGAAGCCTTGGAGCGGGAGCTGAATGAGGCGCGGACGAAGCTGGAAGCTCTTGAGCAGCAGGCGGCAGTACCGCAGGCGGCAGCGACGACCGACAATCCGTTCTCTGACATCTGGGACGAGGCGAAACTCAGCGATGAGTACCGCAAGGCCCGGGAGTTGAAGAGATGGTGCGAGGACAATGCTGACGGCTGCGAAGTGGGCGGGAAAGAGTACAGCGCGGATGAGATCAAGGCGATTCGGCGACGAGTCGAGGATGCCTTGGATGTTCACATTCCGACGCGGCACCAATTCCTCAACACTTACAAACAAGTGCGGCCAGTTGCGGAGAGTGCGTACCCTTGGTGGAAAGACCGTAGCAATCCGACGTATTCGGAAGCGCAGCAGGTGTTGCGGCAGATGCCACAACTTGCGTCGTTTCCTGACTACCAGATTGCAATCGGTGACTTCCTAGAAGGTCGGAAGGCTCGAATGGAACGCGAGAAGAGCGCGAAGGTTGCGAAGGCTCCTGTGAAGGTGGCCCCTAAGCAGCCTGCGGCTCCCAAGGCGAGTCCGGTCAAGTCTGACAAGGCCAACGATGCGGCGAGGTCTGCCAAGAAGGCGTTCAACCAAAGTGGGAGCACTGCCGATCTGTCGCGGTTGCTTCAACACACACTTCTGAAAGGCTAAACTACCATGGCATATCTTGGTGTAAACAATCAGGTCGGCGTCCGCGAGGAGCTGGCCGACTACATCGCAAACGTTGACGCGAAGAGCACTCCCTTCGTGTCCATGGCTCCCAAGGGCAAGGACCTCGGGAACGTCATCATGAGCTGGCAGGTGGACGACTACTCCGCCCCTCAACTCGGTGGCGTGATCGACGGTACCGACGTCACCAGCTACACGAACGAATCCGCCAATCGTCTGCGCGTTACCAACTACGCTCAGGCTTTCCGCCGCAACAGCCGGGTCGGCTTCATCGCCGAGACCCAGAACGTTGCCGGTGCTGCCTCTGAGGTCGCCTACAACGTCGCCAAGCTCCTCGTTGAGATTAAGCGCGACATGGAGTCCACGTTCCTCTGCACCAATCAGGCGGCGCAGCAGGACAACGGTTCCACCAACGCCTACCAGACCGGATCCCTCGGTAACTGGCTCCTCGGCACCAACAGCTCCAACATTGGTGCTCTTGCCTCCGGTTCCGCCTTTGCTCCTGCTGGCGGCGTGACCCCGGGCACTGCGGCCACCAATGCCATCAGCTCTGTCACCTCGGCGAACTTCGCTGAGTCCACCGTGCAGAACGTCCTCACCGCCATCTACTCCAAGACTGGCGTGTATCGTGACTACGACTGCATTCTCGGAACGACCCTGAAGCGTTCCTTCACCAACTTGACCAGCGCCGCTGCCACGCAGGTTGCCAACACGAACAGCATCGCTGCTACCAGCGTCCGCACGTTCAATCAGGAGCTGTCCAGCTCGACGTTCGCGTCTTCTATCGACGTGTTCGAGGGTGATTTCGGTCGTCTGATCCTGCACCCCACCACCTTCATCGGTGGTAAGAGCACCACCACGCTGGATTCTCAAGCCTATCGTGGATACGTGATCCCCATGGACATGACCGAGATCCGGTACTGCAAGCTGCCCGAGGTCAAGGATCTCCCTGACGCTGGCGGCGGTCCTATCCGTCTCGTGCAGGCCATTGCTGGTCTCGTGGTGAAGAACCCCGGTGGCTTCGGCATGTTCGCTGGCGCGTCGTAATCAATCACTCAACGGGGAGCATCTGCCATATCGGTGGGTGCTCCCCTTTTTTCTATCATGCAATCACCCATACTAGACAACGTACTCGAAGGACTCCCGGCGCAACTGCGTCAGGATGTGGTCAAGGAACTCGCCACCGGATATCACGCGGATCTAGTGAATGCCGAGGTGCATCAGAAACGCATCGCCAAGGACAGCCAGCAGGATCTCCGCAGCATCGACGGCATTGGTCGGTTGCGGATGCGTATCGACCCGACGCTGTACCATCACTGGGGCGCAAAACTGGGTTACGAATGCTGGAAGGATTCCCAGTTCCTTCGCGAGGTGGAGCGAGACAACCCAGAGGTGCGCGTGAAATGCGGGGGAACCAAGTTGCAGGTCGGCTTCTCACCGACGAACACTAAGTTCAGCAAGAAATACTGAGGTATGGCACAGCAGCCAATCGACGTCGGGACAGTACCCAATGATGGAACGGGAGATCCGTTGCGTGATGCCTTCATCAAGTGCAACGACAACTTCTCGGACCTGTACAATCTCGTCTCGGCTGCTGGTGCTCCTGTAAACGCGGAGTACCTCGTTAAGTCTGCCAATGGGACGCTGACGCTGGAGCGGGTGGTTGGTAATTCGACCACGGTGGTTGCCAACTGGGACACGGCTGGGCAGGTCTCCTTCGAGCGTGCGGCTCTGACCGGCGATGTCGCTGCCTCAGCTAACAGCAATACGACCACGATCCAAGCCGGTGTGGTCAATACGACCAAGCTGGGTGGCGACATCACTCCGCAGGGCAAGGCCATCCTAGACGATGCAACGGCTACCCAGCAACGCAGCACCATCGGGGCGACTACCTACACGCACACGCAGTCGGTCAGTGCCAACCCTTGGGTGATTAACCACAACCTCAACGCTTATCCGACCGTCTGGGTCATTGATCCCCTTGGTCGTGCGGGTTGGACCGAGGTTGAATACGTCAACGCAAACACTGTGAACGTCCACTTTCCCGGTGCTCAGACCGGCACGGCTTACCTCAACTTCTAAACACTATGGCAGTTCCGTTTCTCAGCTCCATCACGCTCAACAAGAACGAGGTTCAGGACTTTAAGGTCTTCAACATCGGCACCGGGAATCCGACACTGTCATCTGGTGGCGACATTGGATACTTCTGGACCGACACCTCTGGATCAAAGGTCCTTAAGTGGTGGGATGGCTCTGCTGTCCGCACGGTGCTCGACACATCTTCGTCTATTTCCGGTTCTCAGATTAGTGGGAACATCACGGGTGGATCTGGTTTTGTCGCTAACGCCCTAACCGCTGGCAGTTATCTGACGTCCGGTGGGACATTTGATGGATCTGTTGCTCGCACGTTTGCGGTAGACGCCACTGACGCCAACACTGCCAGCAAGATAGTAGCGCGTGACGCATCTGGTAACTTCTCCGCCGGAACTATCACGGCCAGCCTGTCTGGAAACGCCACGACAGCGACGACCGCTACGACTGCAACCAACGTCGCTGGAGGTGCTGCTGGAGAACTCCTCTACCAGAGCGGTCTTGCTACGACTGCAAAGCTGGGCGTTGGAACGGATGGCTACATCCTCACCTACGACGGAACCAATACGAAGCCAAAGTGGTCTGCTTCGATTCCTGCTGGTTCTGTTTCTGGTCTGGCTGCTTCCGCCACTACCGACACGACCAACGCTGCAAACATCACAAGCGGTCTGCTGCCTTTGGCTCGGCTGGCGTTGGATAATGGGAATCTCTACGTTGGTGATGGATCTAATAAACCCGTTTCAACTGCCAAGTCCTCGATCTCGCTGACCGGATTCGGCGCTCTGACTGCGGATCTGGACATTGCCGGGTTCAACATCATCAACAGCGGAAACGTCACCTCTGGATCGTCTGGCTCCACGCTGGCCACCAAGGGCTACGTTGACTCTGTCGCTCAAGGTCTGGACATCAAGGCGAGTTGCTTGGTGGCGTCCACGGCGGACATCAACCTGAGCGCACCCGGATCCGGGCTGATCGACGGCATTGATCCGGCAACCTTCACAAGCGGAACTACCCGCATCTTGGTGAAGGATCAGAGCCTGTCGCAGCAGAACGGCATCTACATCTGGAACGGCACTGGTTCCGCGATGACCCGTTCGCTGGACGCCAACACTTGGGACGAGCTGGTTGGTGCGTTCACGTTCATCGAGACCGGAACGGCGAATGCAGACTCTGGCTGGGTCTGTACGGCAGATGCTGGTGGCACGCTTGGGACGACTCCGGTTCCATTCGTCAAGTTCTCACAAGCCGGTTCGTACACCGCAGGCAACGGCATGGTGCTGTCGGGTGGGGTGTTCCACTTCGCGCAGTCGAGTGCTTACACCGCTGGTCGAATTCCGTTCGCATCGAGCACATCTGCGATCGGCTTCTCCTCGAACCTGTTCTGGGACAACGCCAACAACCGCCTTGGCATCGGGACGACTTCCACAATTGACGGAAAAGTCCACATCTACGGCGACACATACCCAAACTCGCAGCTTCGGATCCAGCGCAACGGTGCGGTCAATGGAACGTTTTCCATAGGAATCGCTGGCTCTAACAACACGCTGTACATACAGGACGAGGTCAACGCGACGGCGCGGTTGATTATTGATGGGTCCGGCAACCTTGGGCTGGGGGTGACGCCGGTAAACACTGCGAATGTAAGGAAACTCAACATTGGCGGAGCAGTTCAATCTGCGCTGACGCTCACATCTAATAGTTCCTCTTCGAGTGCTCGGAATTGGAGCATCCGCTCGAACGTTGAGGCGTTTGGTGATCTTGGGTTCTACCAGTCGACCGCTCAAGGCTTTGATCCTGTCGATTCTGGATCCTTGAAGATGTACCTCGACGCCTCTGGTCGGCTGGGCATCGGAACTGCGACTCCGGCAGCAACTGTCGAAGTTAAAACAGCCTCTTCGGCTGGCTCTGCTTACATTAGCGCAGACTCTACTGGTGGATCGTTTAGAGCTTCTGGACATGTCCAGTTTTACACCGACAACTCCGCATACGATACCATCTGGTTCAAAGCCAACAAGGGCTCCCAGAACATGCGGTTGACGGATGCCGGAAATCTTGGGCTTGCGGCCACTCCAATGACTTGGTCTGGGGCAGGCCACATGGATTTCGTCAACGACGGCGGTGTGTTCTCTAAGGGTGCCTACATGAATGTGGGCGCTAACTGGTACTACAATGCCGCGTTCAAGTATTCGGTTGCAGGTGCGGCAACATGGTATCAGCAGGTGGCTGGCGCTCATAATTGGTTTTCGGCTCCTGCTTGGAATGGATCCGGAAGTGATGCTCTGACATTTGGCGACCCGAAGATGGTCCTCGACGCCTCGGGGAATCTGTCAAATGTTGGATATCACAAGGCAGGATTATTCACTGTTTCGGCTGGTGGACTTTCAGCATTCGACGCGGCAAGTGGTGGGTTGTACAACTACTATTCAAGTGGCGGTGTCATAGCTGCGTATTCTGACAACTCTGGCACTCTTGCATCATTAACACTGGACGCTTCGTCTTTCGTATTTCGCACAGCAGGAACAGCGAAACTGACGTTAAATAACTCTGGAGTCCTCCTCCTCAAAACCAACGGCACCGCCTCCGCACCGACCATTGCCAACGCGGACGACACCAACACAGGTCTCTACTGGCCGACTGATGCAGACACCCTCGCGCTGGCGGTGGGCGGGAGTGATGCCATCTACATTGATAGCAGCAGGAATGTTGGGATTGGAACAAACCCCGGCTACAAGCTGGACATTCGCGACAACAGCACAGGTTTGTTGGCTAGGTTGTCATCGACAAGCACTGGTGGCTGCTCGATGCAGTTTGTTTCGACTTCGACAAACGGAAGAACCTACAGAATTGGTTCAAATTACGTTTCTGGAGCTGGAGAGTTTTCGATCTACGACGACACCGCAGGCGCGGAACGCCTCCGCATCAAGTCTACCGGCCAGCTCAACCTCGTTGGCCTCAACTCCGCTCCCGCAGGTGCGGTGGGTGACCTGTACTACAACAGCACCAGCAACACCCTCCAGTACCACAACAACAGCGCGTTCCAGCAAATTAGCAGGAAGTACAGTACGGCCTTGGCAGGAACCAACACCTCGTTCACGGTCACGCACAACTTTGGGACACGCGATGTCACTGTGCAGGTTCGGAAGTCGGGCAGCACCTATGATCTGGTCTACACCGACGTTCAGATGACCACCGAAAACGCTGTCACTGTGATCTTCGCTACGTCTGTCACTGGTTCAGACTACACCGTCACCGTCATCGGATAATGGACTTCCTTAACGTAGCAACATTCGGAACCAGCTCGTCTAGCACCAAGGTGCTGGTGCTGGATGGCAACACCGTCAAGTCACGCACGGCATCGCAGGTGGTGACGGATGGGGGTGGTGGAGGGTCTTCCAGCCAGAGAACAGACCTCGCGTTTTCAAACCCATCTCTTTCTCAATCTCCATCAATTCCAGCTTACAACAGCGGAACAAATCCATATCCATTCAACGGAGCTGATAAGTTTGCAACACGATACAAACTAAATTTTGTTCCAACTAATTATCAGATCTCGATAATTATGTATACCGAGATTGATTCAGCAGTTGTAACAAGTGCCGTTGGTCTAGCTTTAGAGAAAAGCACGGATGGAAGCAGTTGGAGCAACGTGTACAACTGGGATCTTCGAGACATTGACGGTTGGGCATCAACGTCTGGATCGGTTTCTTTCACTGGAACACCTTCAAATACGTTTTTCCGATTCAACTACTACAACGCTGGATACAACGATTCCGTCAGCTTTCAGCACTACAACTTGGTGCTTTCCCTCTGGAACTAACCTTGCCCCCGCTCACTCTCTAGCTACCATCGCGCTCCTATGACCATCGAACTGAACAAGGAACAAGCTCAAGTGTTGCTCAACCTCCTCGACATCTCAGTCAAGGCGGGTGGCATTCAGGCGGCAAAGGCTGTCGTCTTCTTCTCGGACCTCATCGCGGCTGCTGCCGCCAAGGAGGAAAGTCTCAACAAAGAACCTAAGGAATAGTCATGAATTGGATCATCGAACAGATGTGGGTGAAGCCCAGCGAAGGGCCGCTCACCAACGTCGTCGTCACGGCTGCTTGGCGCTGTAATGGCGAGCAGGTCAGTGGTGGCAAAACCTACACCGGCACCTGCTACGGAACCGCCTCATTCGAGGCTCCGGATCCTAGCGCCTTCGTGCCGTACCCGAATCTGACGCAGGCGGAGGTGCTCCAGTGGGTTTGGGACTCTGGTATCGACAAGGCGGCTACCGAGGCCAGCGTCAATCAGCAGATCGCGAACGCCATCAACCCTCCGGTGATCGTTCCTCCTCTGCCTTGGGCATCTAACAGCTAAACACCATGAATGTAGGAGCCAATCGTCAGCTTGCCGGTGAGTACGGCGGCGTTGCCAATACCGACACGAGTGCCGTCACTGGCAACTTTCAGCGCATCCAGTGCGTGACTGCCTGCACGTTCAGCGCGGTCTCTGGTAATATCACCAACTTCCCGACCAGCGTGTCCATCGCTGCTGGTACCGAGATCCCCGGGGTATTCACCTCGGTGGCTGCCTCCGCTGGAACCTTCATTGCGCACAATCGCATGTACTAAGATGGACGCCACAGCTCACAATGGCCCCGGTGGACTATTGGCCGCTGCGGGTGTGATGACCATCATTTCATTGCTTCCGACGCTCACCACGATCCTGCAGTTCATCACGGCTGCGGTGGGTGCGTTTTTCGCGGTGATGGCCTTCTACAAGTGGGTGCGGAAGAAGCTCAAAGAGAAAAAGGACTCCAATGAATGACTCGATCAAATCCCTTATCCGTCACGTTCTGAGTGCTGCTGGCGGTTTCTTGGTGGCCAAGGGCCTTGTCAATGCTGACCAGCTTCCCGAGATCGTTGGCGCGGTTATTACGCTCGCTGCTGCGGCTTGGGGCGTGTGGTCCAAGAAGAAGGCCGTCACTCCTCCTCCAGCTCCGTGATCGAGCAGGTGGTCTTGGCGGTTCTCAAGTTCATTGAGTACCTGCTGCGAAAGGACCAGACCAGTGAAGACGCCAAGCGTGATCCGGGCCTGCGTGACAAGCTGCTGGATCGTATTCGCCAGCATGAGCAGCGGGTGCGCGACTCGGGTGATACTGGTCCCAAGCGGTGAGCCGGTAAGGTTGGCCGAGGATGTGAAAGTTCGGGTCTGGGTGCTCGACTCAAAGGGGCAGAGCGTCAGATCCTCCAACCGCGTAGTGCTGCCTGCAGGGTGGTATGCGCTCCCGAAGGACTGACGTGATTAACTACAAAGGCCAACGCTTCTCCGGCTACAACAAGCCGAAACGGACTCCCGGTGAGTCCAAGAAGTTTGCTGTCTTGGCCAAGGAGGGAGATCAAGTGCGGCTGGTCCGTTTCGGGGATCCGAACATGACCATCAAGAAGCACATCCCGGAGCGTCGAGCGTCCTTCCGTGCTCGTCATGGCTGCGACAATCCCGGCACCAAGCTGTCGGCGAAGTATTGGTCCTGCAAAGCGTGGTGATCTATGGCCAAGACCGTTACATACTCCTACGTGCTGAGGAAAGCCTGCGAGATGACAGGCCGGACGTATCCGCCCACCACTGAGGAGGCCAACTTCTTCCGCACCTTCATCGGGACGGCCTTGCGGCAGGCTTGGGAGGCGTTTGACTGGCCAGATCAGACGATCGTACAGCAGGAGTTCTTTGCTCCTGAATACTCTTCTGCCACAGCTTACGTGCTCAACGACGTTGTCTACTTCCCGACGGAGCAGACCTACTATCAGTGCGTCAACGCAGCAGGAAGCACCGGAAACGATCCCACGACGGGTGGCCCTGACGGTACGCTGAACTCAGCCTATTGGGCCGAGGCGCAGCCATCCTACGGCAGCAGCACTGGCAACTGGTTATCCACACAGAGCTATGCGGTCGGAGACATCGTGCTCTATCCGGTGACGCAGCAGTACTACCAGTGCGTGGCGACTCCTTCCGTGGGAACGGTGCCTACCAACACGACGTACTGGGGCGTGCTAAATCCGTTCTTCCGATTCGTCTCCAAGACAGAGCTTCCGGACGGAACGACTCGCACCAATGAGCTTGGCGAGATCTTCGCGGTCTATCAGAACGACCCTAGGGCCAAGGTTCCGCAGACGCGTAACGTCCAGTACACGTTCGACAGTGACGGGATGGTGGTGCTGGACCAGTTCCCGTACGTCTGGATCGAGGCTCGATTGTTGCCTCCGGTGTACACTGCGGATCCATCGACAATTCCTTACAAGTTCTCAGAGATCTGTGCGTACCGAGCGGCTGGCCAGATGCTGCGCGTGGACGGCAAGGTCGACCTTGGCAATGAGTTCCTGCAACTTGGCGAGTCTGCCTTGACCGACGAGATCGACAAGGTGGCGCGTCAGGAGATGCAGGTGCGGCAGATCGTTGTACCGACACGCTGATGCCAGACATTCCTCAACTGGTTGGTCAGGATGACGGGTTCCTTGGGATGAACTCACGGATCAACGCTGATCTGTTGCCACCCAAGTACGTCTCGCTGGCTATCAATAGACGTTTCGAGGATCAAAACATCAAGAATCGCTGGGGCGTGGTGCGTCCGAAGTGGGGTGGCCTGTGGGTCAACGGCACGTTCACAGCCAACGTGGATGGCAGCAGCACGGTCAACACTGCGGTTGGGTTGTCGCAGGTTGCCGTCAACACCATCATCTCCTGCAATCAGGTGTCGAACGAGCTGGTGTTCAAGAACGGCACGCGGCTCTTGTCCAAGTCGTCGGACAACACAAACGCGGTGATGAGTACCAGTGCCTACTCGTTCACCACTCCGAACCCTCAGACTTTTACCTACTATTCATCGACGACCGGAATCACCGACATCGTTGCGCTGCTGAAGTATCGGGACAAGACCACCGGAACGCAGTCGCTCATCGTCGCCTCCAACGTGGCTAGGACCACGGACGGCGGTCAGGGACGTGTCTTCTTGCTGCGTCCTAATCAGGCCCATCTGGAGATCCCGATGAATGGCCACGACTTTTACGACGACGTCCGGCTGATTCAGTGCGGCGATTCGGTGGTCATGCTGCGTCCGGGTCCTGCGCGGTACTACTTCAATGGCACCGACGTTAACGCGACGACAGACACCATAACGCTCAACGTTACACCTGACCTTCAGACGGGTGACCGAGTGATCGTTGGTCAGACTGGTACGCAGAAGCCATTGTGGGTTGGAGCTACTGCATCCGGACAAGGGTTCGGTGTTTACATCAACGTGGTCGGCACCGCGGTGACCCTGCATCTGACCGAGGGCAATGCTAGGGCTGGCACCAACAAGCTCGACTTGGCTACGGGTCTGACCAGCGCCAATCGCTTCTGGCTGGAGCTGCAGAACAACACCACCAGCTACGACATCACGCAGGGGTTGGAGAGCTACCAGAACGACGGGCTTCCGCTCATCATGCAGTCCAGCTACGCCTCCGGCAGTGAGGTGCAGGCTCTGGACAAAGGATTCGATCGGGTTCCGGCTTCACAGTCGATAGTCTCTGCGGATGCTACTGCGGACACGGTAACTGTTCCGAATCACAACTTCGTTCCCGGAGATCAGGTTACCATCAGCAACTGCACGGTTACTGGTCCATCTGCGGTTGCTCTGGACGGCATCTACTACGTCTACCCGGTCGACGAGAACACTCTGCGGCTGTTCCAAGGCGACACCGAGGAGACCGACAGCCTCAATGACGCGCAGAGGGCCACTGCAATCGCCAATCTTGCCTCTGGAGCGCCTCCGACAGGCATTGCCACATACACAGTGTTGAACCAAGGCAAGGGCTATCTGACGGCTCCTGCAGTGACGTTCTCCAGTGGTGCTGCAACTGCCACGACGACGTTGAGTGAAGGCAAGGTCACTTCGGTGAATGTGGCCAACCCGGGCAGCTACAGCTCCGCGCCGACGGTCACCATCGCGATGCCGAACACGCTGGTGGACATCACCGGAAGCGGCACCGGCACCATCAAGAAGTCCAGCGCATCAGGAGCCAACATCCCGGCTGGCCGTGAGGGTCTGTACTTCCAGAACCGGCTGCTGATGATCTATGGCAACGATTTCCTCGCCGTCTCGGACGTGCTGGATCCGTTGCACTACGCCAAGGTCACCAACGACTTCAAGCTCAACACCGGAACCAATGACCGTGTGGTTGCCATCGCCGCTTTCAACAACACGACGCTGGTCATCTTCAAGCAGCGGTCGGTTCTGGCGGTTGAGAACCTGTACGGCGATCTGAGCGCGGTGCGGCTCACCGAGGTCACCCGTGAGTTCGGCTGCGTTGCACCTAACAGCGTGGTCAACACTGGCTCCGATCTGATCTTTCTATCGCAGCGCGGCATCATCTCGCTGAAGCAGACCGAGTACGGTGTCAGCCAATCGGTGATTTTGCCGCTGTCGGACTCGGTTCAGAACCTCGTGGACGACATCGACGAGACGAACTGGGAAAAGTCCTGCGCGGCTTACTTCGACAACCGCTATCTATTGGCCCACCCGACTGAAGGCGGAGACGGCACCAACGACCGGGTCCTGAGCTACAACTTCTTGAACCAAGCGTGGGAAGGGTATTGGGAAGGTCAGTTGCTCAATCCCAAGTTTTTCGAGCGCGTGATCGTCTCAGGCACCGAACGGCTGGTGTTCGCGGACGAGTCGGGCTACGTCCACAACTTCGACAAGGACGCTCTGTTCGACCGGAACGCCACCGGCACGTCCTACCAGATCTCGACCCGAGTTGAGTTCAGGGGATACACAGGAGATGCCGTCGAGCACAAGCAGTGGACAGATCTTCATCTGGAACTTCGGAATTGGGACACGCGCTACGACATCAGCGTGGATTTTGATGGTGTCTCCGAGAGCTTGGACATCGCCGAGAACGTCACCAAGGACCGGACGCTCTACTACAAATACGGATACAGCGCGTACAACACGTCCAACGCCAACGACGACTTCCTGACGGCCTATCGTGAGGACTATTCGACGCTGCCGGTGCTAAAGACTGGCGAGAACGGTTTCCGGGCTGGACTGCACCAAAGCTACGCACACAAGGCACGGCTCAAGGGTCACGCCTCCGCAGCACAGCCAATCCTCACCACAGATCGCGGATCTCTGATAGTCGCTAACGTTAAAGTTGTAGGAATACCCTTCCGTTTGTACGGAAAGAACGACGTCTAAACATGCCACTCTTTGTCACTGTCACTCCGGGAACCACGATCAGCAATTCCACCACGCTGGACGCTACCACGCTGAACCTGCTCGGCACGCCTTCAGTGGACGTGGTCGGCACGGTCGATGGCGGATCGCTTACGCTATCGGATGGATCTGTTACGACCGGAACCATAGCTGCGAATGCGGTGACTTTCGCCAAGTTGCAGCAGATCGGAGCCGACAAGCTGATCGGTCGTGATTCTGCTGGCACCGGCGATGCATCTCAGATTGGCGTCGGTGGCGGTCTTGAGTTCACTGGTTCGGATACGATTCAGATCGCTTCCAGAGGCGTCACCGAGGCCAAACTGTTTGAGGTCACCACCAAGAAGCTGCTGGGGCGTAACGCTACCACCAACGGCGACGTCCAGCAGATCACGGTGGGATCCGGTCTGGCGCTGAGTGATGCCGGTACGTTGAGCGCTTCTGTGAAGACTTGGACATCGTCTGAGCTTTCAGTGCCTGCTGGTGGTTCCAAGCAGACGGTTCTGTTCACCGACACGACTCTGGGAGGCGCTCCGGACATCCTGACTGGATTCCTTAAATGCACCGATGCAGGCGGGGATGCTACATACGCTCAGAACGACTTGGTTGCGCTCGACGCGGTGATATCCGACACCAACGAAACTGAAACACCGGCTTTTGGTAAGTATATTGACTCGACCTCGATCAACTGCATCACGACGAGCAACAACTACCTGCTGGTCCCGAACAAGATTAACGGGCAGTACTCCTCATCCTCGACTTTAGTCAATAGCACGAAGTGGAAGCTGGTTCTCAAGGCGATCAAGTTTAGCTGATGCCTCTCTACGTCACAGTGACTCCCGGGACGACGGTGACTTCGAGCACCGTGCTGGATCCGACTGTGCTGAACCTATTGGGCAACCCGGCGATTGACATCAATGGGACTGTGGACGGCGGATCGTTGTCGTTGGCTGCTGGGTCGGTGACCACTGCGGCACTTGCTTCGAGAGCAGTCACCTTCCCGAAGATCCAAGCCATTGGAACTGATCGACTGCTTGGCAGGGACACGTCTGGTTCTGGAGATGTCGAGGAGCTGACCGTCAGCGGAGGGTTGGGTTTCACCGGTGTCGGTGGAATCGAGATCACCAACGGGCAGGTGGCCTACGCTAAGATTGTCCCGGTGACTGCGTCGAGGCTGCTAGGTAATCCCACAGGATCCTCGGCCACCATGTCCGAAATACCGCTTGGTGCTGGGCTTGCGTTTCAGGACGGGGCATTGGTCAACACGGCAACGGCTAGGTATCGCGCCGACTTCTGTGTTTTGGACGGCACAGGTGTTTCGTTTAGCGGTGCGAGCCCAGTTGCGGCTGGATATGACGGGATGCCGTTTAGGGATTCCAACGATTACTCGGTATTCCGAACCCAATTTGCACCCACCAGCGTGCAGTTGAGTCTTTGGTGTACCAACTGTGTCGGAAACAATCCGGGTCAGGTTGGGTTCAAGGTTCAGTATAAGGCCGACGCAGCGGATTGGACGGATGTTGCTGGAAGTGTGGTCAACGCCAACGGTACAAGCGGAGAGTTTCTATATGCGAGTACGAGTCTTTCGATTAGCCCAACTCCGACGCAAGTCCTCTGGAGACTTGTCTGGGTCAACACCACCGAAAGCGACGCAGCCTTTGCTTTCCGATCAGTCACCCTCAGTCTCTGGAACTGATGCTCGACAAACTGACAACGTACGTGCGGCAGAAACTTCCGGACAGCTTCAGGGGGTGGACTCAGGAAGCTCTGGAGGACTACCTCATGTGGCAGATGGAACGGAACCAACTCGTCGCCGCCGTGGACGAGCACGAAGAGGTTAAGGCCGTGGTGATCGGCTGGCCTACCGAGGAGATGCAGGTGGAGTCATTCCGATGGCAGGAACCCACCAAGCACGGGCGTTTCTGGTATTGGGACCAGATCGCCGGGGATCATCCGATTGCACTGATGTCGGCATTTGCACAGATGTTCCGACGTCGTCCAGAGTCGTCCAGCCTACCAAGTTTCGGGGTTAGGCATGGCAAAGTCCGGCATTTCGGAACAGCGTTAGCGGTCTACAAGACAGGAGAAAAGATCTATGGCAACGAGCATTGAAGCACCTCCGCCTCGGAATTACGGGCAGGAGACACGGGAAACGCTGCAGGCGCAGATTGACCTAGCACCGCAGAAGTATGCGGCGGAGGCTGAGTTTGCTCCTAGGTATGCCGCTCTGAATGCCCAGATTGCTCGTCAGCTTGCACCCGAACTGACGTCCATCTATGGCCAGATTGCTCCGCAGTTGGCTCAGACCGAGGCTCAGACCCGTGGCATTTCGCGAGCTGCTGACATCGGAGACATTGAGAAACTGGGGCCACGCGCTCGTGCGGCCATTCAGGCTGCCTCACCGCAGGCATCTGCACTGGCGGACATGCTCGCGGCTCAATCCCAGTCTGCGCTGGCCGCTGGATCGCGTCTGACGCCAGAGCAGGCCCGTATGGCCCAGCAGGAGTCTAGGGCGGCCTATGCGGCTCGTGGGCTTGCTGGAGGGCCTTCCAGTGCGTTGGATGAGGCGTTGAGGTCTCGTCTCATGTCCGCAGGAGTCGAGCAGCAGCGGCGTCAGCAGGCACTTCAAGGCATCGCTGCCCAGCAGGGTGTCTATGGTGACGTGTTCCAGCAGGTCTTGGGGCGTCCTTCGCAGTCGTTCTCCATGTTGCCGGGTGCGTTTGGCCAATCTCAGAGCATGGCTCCGGGACAGTTGTTCAATCCTGAGTCCCAATACGCTGCGGACATCTACGGTGGCAACTATCAGGGACAGCTTGCCGCACGTACCGCTTCTGGAGCCAACCAAGCCGCGCTGCTGGGTGGTGGACTTGGTGCTATCGGGAACATCGGTGGCGGTTTCATGCAGGGATTTTTTAGGTAACCAAACAACCTTCCAGCCATGGCTCAATACGGATACTCAACACCCTATACCGGACAGAGGCAGCCCACGCTTCCACCCGGCTACATGGAGGCCGCGACTGCTCCGGGACGATACCTTGCCCAAGGCATCTCTTCCATCGGAGCAAACATTGGTCAGGCGTTGGAGAGGTATGGTCAGGCCAAGGCGGAATCGCAGTATCTGGAACAGCGTCTGGAGAGTCTCAGTCCCTACCTGCAGGCAACGCTTGGAAACGTCCAGCAGGGATCTCCAGAGTCCAAGCTGGTGTCGTCTCTGGAGAAGTATTCCGGAATGAGCAATGCCAAGAAGAAGGCGTTGCTTGCTGATGCTGAGTTCTTCCTGCAGAGAAAGGATCAAGAAGCAAAAAATAAAATCGCTGGGATGCTTCAAGGTCAGCAGTATCAGATGAATCAGTTGAAGCTGGCTGAGGATCAACGTCGACTGATGCAGGAAGAGGCAATGCGTCAGGCCATGGGTGAGATCGGTAACATTCCGACCCAGATGCCTCAGTTCCAGCCGATGCCGGTTCAAGAAGCTGGAGGTCCAGTTGAGATGCAGCCGGCTCAGCAGCTTCCTGCGGTACAGCGCACTCCGGAGCAGATTCGCTCAGACGCTGTCAATGTCTTCCGTCAATTTGGCGTTGCAGCTCCTCAACTCGAGGCTCTGGACAAGGCTCTGATTGCTGCTGGAAAGCTGCCGCAGGTTTCAACCGAAGAGGTCCCCGGGGTTGGCACTGTGGTCTCGATGGGTGGCGAAAGGAAGCTGGTTGAGCAGAAGACGCCCAGCTTTACAGACATTGCAAAGCGGCAAGCTCTTACAATCAACTATCCAGAGTATCAAGGCGTTGCACCGACCGAGAAGTCAGCGGACGACTTTAGGGAGCAGTACGCCAACGTCTTGGAGAGTAAGCGCAACATTGGCCGTCTGCTTGAAATCGCCAACATGGGCACGCTGGCGCAGCAGGATCCGGTCATCAAGTCCGAGGCGGAACAGCTTGCCAAGGCTGCACAGGGAGCCATGCGGCTTGAGATTATCGGTCCCGGCACAGTAACGGATCGCGACCGTGCGTTGCTGGAGTCTATCGTCAGAAACCCGACTGACATCTTCTCGCTGAAGTCCTCCAACGTGAAGGCGCT